TGGAACAACACATTCGTTTTTCGGTAACCACATCCTATTCGAAGCCGAATACGACGATACAAACATCGCAGATTGGGAAGCTAAATTCAACAAGTACGTTGCATCACAATATGGCTTATAGGAGGTACACATGACACTTAACTGGACACTAGCCACACTAGCCGAATATGAGGCGTGTGGCATTACCCCACCCGATACCGCTAGACGGTGGACAATAACCACACAAAAAGGTACAATAGAGGTAGTATTACAGCACGTTGGTATTCACTCTGAGAATTTCGAGACACTTGTGCGAAAAATGGACGTGAATAACTTTTTAAACGACAACTCGCTACAGTACCTACTCCCTACGGAGGTAGAACATGAGTAATACATTTAATAACCTTGAAAGTTTAGGAGCGATTAGAACTAAACTAAACGCTAACATTTTGACAGTTGAAAACGAACTTACTACAAAAGTTTACAACTATACAACCGGCGCTGATAACGCTAGCGGCAACGTAACAGCGCAGACGGTTAATAGCATTACGGATAATACTAAAACGTTTATTGTTAATCAATGGGCAGGTTATGCCGTGAAAATGATCACAGCAACAGGAGAGGAAGATTATGCTGTTGTAGCATCGAACACAGCTACGCAACTAACTTTTGACGATAACCACGCAGGGTTTACTTTCACAAGCTACCGTATCTTGTCAACATTCAATGTCGAGGATATGACTTCTGTTATTGCTTTCACTGTGACTAATGACGCAGCTATTGTTCTACCTGATGTTACAACAATCACCGACAGAAGCCTTACAACAATCTACCTAGAGGTAGCAGATGGTACAAAAGGTGTGGTAACACTGTGCAGAGGCACACAGCGACAACGTGGCCATAAATACGGAAAGTTGATTTATCGTTATGAAATGGTTAGCTTACTTTCTCATAACACCGCATCACCGTACTGGGATATTGCTTCGCTAGAAAACATTAAACGATACGGTTCACTTGAAACTAACGCTAACATTTCGATTGCGTCTGCAAGTTACGTGCCAATTATTCCTTTTGCTAATGGTGTATTAGGTCAATCGAGAAGATTCACAACCAAGAATGTTAGCGGTATCTCATGGCTAAAATATGAGTCTATCGCAGCGCTAGACTTTAGATTATCAGGTTCTATCCCTGTTCAGCGTGGCGGTGGTGGCGGTACAAGTTTAGTAGAGTTTAAAGTGCGCGTTAAGAGATTTGCAACAGGGCTAAATGAAGATACCACAATCACAGCAATCGCGAGTTTTTCTGCTGACAACACTCAAACAATCCCAATCGACATACCATTTTTGATTCAACCATATGACGAAATTACGCTAATCGCGCGCAGAAATAGTGGAACAATCACAATGCTTAGTGGCGCGTCGTTTGTATTTACCGAAATGTAGGAGGTGGCTATGCAAGTAAGGGATGTTTATAAAAAAGTAGCTGCCATGATTGACGAGTTTAGCAATGATGGTATACCTATTGCAGACCAAGACAACGCAGATGTTATCCAAAAGGTGATACTATTTGCGGATATGGCCCAAAAGGAGTGGTGGAAGTACAACAAAGCGACGAAACAGGTCGAATTAACTTTGATTCCACCGCTTAATCTGCTAGGTGTGCAGACGAACTTGCTAGATTTCAATGGTACTACGCAATATTATCCGAATGAAGATGGCATACCAAACGTACACGCGTATTCTGCGATGGTTGATGGTGATTCCACTATCAAAGTGCAAGAAAATATCAACGGTGTATGGACAGATTTAGTTTCACTAACACCGACAATCGACACACTAACCACGTTCAAAGGCGTTATATCGCCATCTAGCGCTACAAATAAGGTTAGGCTAGTATTAGGTGGCACAACGCATTATAGGCACGTTAATAGAGCGTTATACGGCGTTAAATACAAGGCTAATAAAGTGCCAACGTACGCAGAGTTTGTCAAGTATGATTTACCTAGCGACTTTCAATCCATTGACATGGTGGTTGAAGAATACCCATCGGTATATGGTCAAGCGTCCATGTACCGCGTGGAGAATTATAGGGATTTCTACTATGACTACAACTTCGAGGGTAGAATCAGAATTACTTACAAGCCTATCTGTTTAACTGTTACAAGCCTAGAAGATACGCTGCAAGTTGACGATATACTGGCAAACAACATCGTTTATGATGTACTCGCTAAGATTGGATTTTACGAGAATACAGATGTAGTCAACTGGGCAGAGGGTAGGAGAGCAGAAAGCAAGAGAGATGCATCTATGGCAGGAGCAACGAGCGCGGTTATCATTAAATCATATTATGATTAAGGGGGTATCATGGCAAACGCAGCTTTCACAAAACCTCCAAAACCGATAGAGCTAGATAAATTTCTAGGTGTCAATGAATCAGTAGGGCAAACGGAAATTAAGCTAGGCGAAGCGGTGCAGCAAGAGAATTTTAGGATCACTAAGAATTACAAGTTACAAAAGCGATTCGGCTTCGAGGACTTTGTGGTATCGGCTAATCCGATGCGCGGATTCTGGCATGGAACGCTTGGAGGTATAGATTCTCTAGTATTCGCTACAGGCGGTCAACTCTATAAACGCAACTTGTCTATAGCTACATCTGAAACAGCACTAGCTAATCTTCTGTCAGGAGTATGGCCAGATAATACAATTTGGAACGACCCTGACATATGGGACGAGGGCGCAAATCCTCCTGTAATCTCAATTGGTCCAATCACAGATACAAGCACAATCTTCTTTTACTTCGAGTCTAAGTTGTATATCAAAGCTGGGTCAACCTATAAGACCTATGACGGTACAACTTATGCCGATGTCGAGCCGTACACGCCTACAATTTCAGTAGGTGGCGCACCTGATGGTACAGGCGCAGCACTCGCAGAGGAAATAAACCTGCTAAGTGGCGCTAAGACGATTCAAAGAGTGGGCAACGGAACAGCTAACTATACACTCCCAGAGCAAAATATTGACGCTACTGCAGTAACAGCTACGGTTGATGGCGTTGTAAAGGTGGAGGGCGTTGACTTCACAGTAAATAGAGTTACAGGTGTTTTAACGTTCAATACTCCACCTGTAAACGGTGCTATTGTAACTATCACTTACACGAAAGTAGCTGCTGGAAATCGTGATCTTGTGATGAATCATAAGTACGTTGTGCTGTTCGGTGTCGAGAGTGATACAAACGTGTTTTTATTCGGTGGCACTCACGAAAAGAATATCTTTAGGTACTCGATGGTAGCGAAACCAAATTACTTCCCGGCAGGCGCTTTCGTAAAAGTAGGGACAAATGAATTTGCCATCACAGCACTTAAACCTCAGTATCAATCTTTGTTAGTGTTTAAAGAGAGAGATACCAAGATTGTAAAGCCTACGCCTAATCCGCTATACACATCTAACAAAGGATTAAACCCTTACAACTTCCCCTACTTCGACTTGAATGACAGCGTTGGTAATATAGCGCCAAATATGGTACAATTGGTAGAGAATAACCCTGTATCTTTGTACGGCTCAAGTATGTGGCTATGGTCCTCTGATACAGGTGTAGAGGACGAGCGCAACGCTAGAATTATGAGTGATAGGTATAAACTTTCATTGCAGGACGAGGACCTAGAAGCGGCTACTACCTACGATTTCCAAGACGAAAAGGAACACTGGACAGCAGTTGATGGCAAAGTGTACATTTGGAACTACGGCAACGATACAATGTATCAGTACACCAACATCACGGCGACAGAGTTTCTCACGATTGGTGGTATGCCTTACTTCATTTCTGGCAATAGCATCAGACGATTTGACAGATCACTACGCGGAGATAATGGTCAACCTATACCATGTAAGATGTATACTGGCTTCTCTGATTTCGGTCAACCTCAGTATCGCAAAATGATGCGTCAACAATGGGTATCTATTGACCCGGCTGCTAGGACATCTGTAACAATTTCGTTCATCACAGACAGAGTGGACGAGGTTGCTGCAAAGGATTTCGGTATAGAGTATAGGTATCTCGATTTTAACGACATTGACTTTAATGACTTTAGTTTCTTGACAAATGTAAACCCACAGCCTAACCGGTTAAAAGCCAAGGTTAAAAAGTTTACCTACCTGCAAGTATTGTTTGAGAATAACACAAACAACGAGACGCTAACAGTATTAGAGTTGATGATGCAAGCGCAAACACAAGGATTCTCACGATAAGGGGGACCAATGAAAAAGAATTTTACACAACCAACGTATGCGGTTGATAACGTACAACAACTACCGGACCTTGTTAAGAATCAAGCAGTACCATCTAAACAGGTTTTCGATAAAGTGGGTCTTGATGGTAGAAATT